CAGAAACGAGTCAATCAATATAGCACTACAAACAGCAATAGAAACTGCTGTGCTACAAACAATAAGAGAAGGAACAACCAGAGGATATTGGAATATTGATGAACAAAAATGACGCATATGTAGTAAGTTACTACAGTTTATTAGGAGTATTGTTTTTAAGTTTAAATGCTTACTCTGCAGACAACGAGATATATGTAGACCAAAGTGGTGCTACAGCTAATATAGATTTAGAGCAGCTAGGATCATCTAATATTATTGGTGGTTTATCATCTTCAGCAGGAAGTATGACTCCATTAGATTTAGATGGCATAAACTTAACACTAGATATAAACCAAATAGGTAATACTAATAAGTTTCTTGGAGATATCTATGGAGATAGCGTAACAGGATTATTTGAGTTTGATGGAGATAGTAATAGCTTTACTATACAAGCTGATCCTACAAACAGTTTTGGTGTTGATAACTCAAATTATAATGTAGATGTAACAGGTAGCACTAATACATTTACACTAGACACAGGAACAACAGCTCTAGCATCTGGCCTTGACCTAGACTGGATTATTAATGGCGACGGCAACACTTTTGATTTTGATATAAACTATGATGGTGCTACTAACTATGTTGATGTAGACGGAGATAGTAATACAGTAAACTTTACAGGAAGCGGATATGCAGGCGGATATTTTTATCTTGACCAAACAGGCAACAGTAGAACTTTTAACATTAAGCAATTAAGTACCCAAGATAATGACTGGCTTAAAATTATATCTAATGGTAATAATGGCACTGTTTGCGTCATCCAAAACGACCAAGGTACAAGCACAAGCTGTTGATGTAGGAAACATATCTGAATTAACAGGTTATGCTAGTGTTTTTAGGGAAAAACCTTATAATGCCGAGCTGGAATTTGACATCCAACAGAACGATGAAGCTATAACTACCAATGGTCGTATGGCTATTACATTCTTAGATGATTCAAAAGTTAAATTAACCGAACACTCGCAGCTGACTATTGATGAATATATTTTTGACCCCAATCCCAGTAAATCTAAAATGGCTATTACCTTTGGTCTTGGTACGGCTAGATTTATTACTGGTAATCTAAATAAGATAGATAAAAACAATATAGATCTCAAAACACCTACAGCAAACATAGCGATTCGTGGGACTGATTTTACAGTAACAGTAGACGAAACTGGTAGGTCCTTGCTGATACTTTTACCAGATGAGTTCGGTGTATCTAGTGGCGAGATACTAGTAACCACAGCCATGGGTACTGTAACCCTTAGTAAGCCTTACGAGGCTACAACAGTAGATGTTTTTGAAAAACCACCAAGCTCGCCAGTAATCTTAGATTTATCACTAGAACTTATAGACAATATGCTTATTGTTAATCCACCCAAGCAAGAGGCGGTCATAGAAGAAACAGTACAAACCAAAAAGAAAAACATACTTGACTTTGATGGTCTTGACGAGGACTTCTTAGAAGAGGATTTCCTAGACGCAAAAAAAGAACTAGAGTTTACAGAGTTAGATATAAACTATCTTGATGTGAACTTCCTAGAAGATTTACTAGATGTCATAGACGCGCTACAAGAAATACAACAAGAAGATCAGTTAGCACAAGATGCTACATCTACTAATATAGTTGGTACACAGCTAGGTCAAGACTTATCCACACAAATAACATCCTTCATAACAGGAGAGGTATTAACACTTATGCGTAGCGTTAGTGATACCGCTAGAATAGATATAGACTCTGCTGGTAGTTATACTGTTATCTTTATACAAGATGGTGCATCCAACATTATTAAAATAAATGGCGGGACTGGTAGTACTATCAAAATCACTCAAAGTAATTAATGAAGCGACTACTATTCACGATACTTATAATACTAGTGTTGCCTTTGTTATATCAGTCAACGCCAACAGAAGTATTAAAGTTAAAGGTGTTTGACTATCTTGTGCCAAAGCAAGATCCTTCTGGTTACTTTACTATCCTTAATATAACTGAAGAAGATATAGACAGAGAAGGAGGTTGGCCTATACCAAGGCAAAGGCTAGGAGAAATACACAAAGAGATTATGGATGCTGGTGCTATGGGTGTGGGTTGGGTAGTTAGCTTTCCGCATCCAGACAGATTCGGTGGTGATAATTTTTTTGCAGACTCCTTCAAACATGGTACATCTATTTTGGCTTCATTTGAATACCCAAATCAAATATACCCAAAAACAGTTGGTACTGTGATCAAAGGTCCTGATGTTGGTGGTATGCTTTCCAAGGGTGTAGTACAGAATACTTACAACCTTAGAACTAACTATATACAAGAAGGTATATCTGCTGCACCCACCGATCTTGACAATCTTGTCAGAAGAATACCATTGCTACTCAAAACACCAGATGGATATGTAAGTTCTTTTGGTACAGAGGTATTAAAAACCTTGGTAGGTGCAAAAACTTACATCATCACAACCAATGACATTGGTATACAAGAAATTAGTGTTAGAGGATTGCCTCCAATCAAAACAGATAGCCTTGGTCGTAAATGGATTAGTTGGGTAGATACCCCACAAACTAATTTACAAGAAATGAATGTTGCAGGTAAGTTTGTATTTCTTGGAATTACAGCACCAGGAATCATGCCACAAATCGCAACTCCATCTGGATTATTAGAGCCACATAAAATTCAAGCAGCATTATCCGAGTCAATTCTTATAGAAAACTCTCCAAGGATTCCAGAATGGTCTTTGGCTGCCGAAATTGTGATTTTTGGAATTTTTGTGTCGTTGACATGGCTTGTAATCCATTATCTCAATATAGTTAAGGGCGTAAGCTTAGTTATAATTTTGCTCTTCACCACGAGCTTCTTAGAAGCTTATAGCGTTCACAGAGGTGTTTTATTGGATTTTACATGGACTTTTATATGTCAGGTCCTAGTTTCTACGATTGCCTTCTATTTAAGCTACAAAAAACAATATAAATTGCGTCAACAAATCAAAAAACAGTTTGAGCATTATCTTGATCCAAGACAAGTTAAAGAATTACAGGATAATCCAGACTTACTAAAACTTGGTGGAGAAAAAAGATACTGCACATTCTTATTTACAGATGTTCGTGGTTTTACATCTTTATCAGAAACTTTAGAACCAGAAGAAGTTACAGAGATTATGAATAAGGCTTTGACAGTCCAGGTCAATGCTGTACAAAAATTAGGCGGTATGACAGACAAGTTTATTGGCGATGCTGGTATGTTTATATTTAACGCTCCATTAGATTTAGAAGATCACGAAAAGAAAGCCGTGCAAGCTGCAATAGATATACGCAAAGGAATGATAGAGGCTGACTTAGGCATAGAGTTAGGAATAGGCGTAAATACTGGTTATGCGGTTATAGGAAACATGGGGTCTGATACAAGGTTTGACTACTCTGCCATAGGGGATGCGGTCAATACAGCAGCGCGTTTAGAGTCAGCAACTAAGGAAGCAGGAGTTGACATACTTATTGGCGAAGCTACAATTAAGAAAATACAAAATGGTGTTTTTCATAAAAAAATATATGTTAAAGGAAAAAAGAAGCCATTGAAGGTATATACAACAAAAGAGGAACTATAATGCCAAAAGGAAAAGGAACATACGGATCTGAAGTAGGTAGACCGCCAAAGAAAAAAGCTAAGAAAAATAAAAAATGATTGATAAATTAATAGGTCCAGTAAGCGACATAGTTAATAAGTTAATACCCGACAAGGATTTACAAGCTAAGCTAAACCATGAACTCAAAACTGAATTACATAAAGCGAATATGGCACAAGTGGAAATTAATAAGATTGAAGCTGGTCATAAGTCTTTATTCGTGGCTGGCTGGAGGCCCTTCGTTGGTTGGACTTGCGGCATTGCTCTTCTTTATCATTTTTTATTACAGCCTATCATTGTCTTTGGACTCTCCGCAGCTGGAGTCTCTTTTGTATTACCATCCTTTGACATGGGATCACTAATGACTGTGCTAATGGGTATGTTAGGACTTGGCGGATTAAGAACTTTTGAGAAAACTAAAGGAGTTGCAAAATGAGTTGGGATAATTTCACATTAGAAGAGTTTGCTTGTAAGCATTGTGGAGAAAACAAAATAGAACATGAGCTTATAGATGAACTACAAAAGCTTAGAACTGATTGTGGTTTCCCTTTTAAGATTACAAGTGGTTACAGGTGTGGCGATCACCCTGTAGAAGTAAAGAAGTCTAAACCAGGCACACACGCACTTGGATTGGCGGCAGACATAGGTGTAAGAGGCAAGCAAGCTTTAGAGATATTATCTAAGGCTAGAAATTATGGTTTTACTGGTGTTGGAGTCAATCAAAAAGGTGGTGCTAGGTTTATACATTTAGACATATCTAAAGACTCTGAAGGTAGACCAAGACCACATATCTGGAGTTACTAATGGGACTAGATGGTATGATGTTTTGGAATATAGTAATGACATTAATATTCGCGCCAATCATACACAGCATAAGAAACAACGCGACAGAGCTAAAACGAATTGATATACTACTTAATAAGACCCGCGAAGAAGTTGCAAAAGATTATGTAACTAAAAACGAACTTACTATAAGTATAGACAGGGTTATAGATCGTTTAGATAAACTAGACGAAAAAATGGACAAATTAATAACAGGTTAAAATGGCAATAACATACGACCCAGAAGAATATATAGCAGCACTAGGCGATTTAACTCCTTTAATAAATGATAGTATGGGTGGCATTCAGGGAGTTGATATTTTAAACCAATATGCTAATCAAGGTGGTGGTAGCTACAATATTCCTAATGGTGGATTTGTTAGACCTGTGGCAACAACAGACCCAACTTACAGTAGTGGTTATGACTATGCGCGTTCTATAGCTGGTGGTATGCCAATGTCACAAGTTATTGCACCAGGCGTAAGTTATTCTCCAGAACAACCAAGTGGTTATACACAAGCAGATCTAAATATAGCTGCTGGCATAACTCCACCTCCACCTGTATATAAAGAACCTGATGATCCTAGCTTTTTTGGAACTGGTATCGG